AGAAGATATTACCATTGAAGGTGACACTGTGCATGAAATATTGCAAAGTGGCAGTAAATCTTTAATGCACTTTTTGAACCAAAAAGGTGAATACAACGAAAAAGCGAAAAGATACAACATCAGTAATAGAGTTCCAGATGGAGAAGACTTTGTTATACTGTTTCCACCTGAGGATTTTAACAATGGAGTTGACAATGGGCAGTTCAGAGCAGATATTTTGCGTGATGTTTCTGAAGGATATGACACGACAGAACAAGACAGTTCAGATGAAAACGAAAGTCAAAGGATAACAAATCAAAACATTTTACGAAATTACGACCCTACCAGAAGAATTGAAAAATTATTACGAGGCCCAGACACCAGTGCCGACTTCATGGTTAATGCAGTTAACAGGTCTGATGATCTTAACTCAGGTGGTGGTATACAAATTAATCAATTGAATGGTAAAGTTTACACAGGAAATAAAATTGGAAAAGCCAAAATGGTTTGGGACAAATCTGTGCATAGAGAAAATACAAAAATTTTCCCTGACTTCGATGAAAATTATTCTTGGTGGAGTGGCACATACAAAAGAGATGACATAGGAATAAAATTTGATAAAAAACAATTAAGTTTTCCGAAAGGCACTTTAGTGACAGATATTATTGAGATGGTTTTGATCTTATCTGAATATGGAAAAGCATTAGGAGATTCATTGGGTGACAAAGAGGACGACGACGGCTACACACAATGGTTTAGAATTGTACCGCAATGTTTTGAATTAAAAGATTCATACATTGAATCAGTCACAAAAAGCAGTCACAAATTAATTGTGTGTAATGTATTGCCTTATGGTGTAATGGACTCCACGTTAAAAACAGATGATCAGCCAGTTACCAAGATTGAAGAAATTAACAGGAATATTGTGAAAAGATATGATTATCTGTACTCAGGAAGAAATCACGATATTTTAGATTTTGATCTGGTATACAACAATGCGTTCTATAATTCTGTGTTAAGAGATCCAAACAATTCACAAAGTGCAGAACCGGGTAAAAAAGGTGAAAACTACCAAAAAAAAATAAAAAGCGTCGAATATGGAGTAAAAAATAGTGCCACTGGCAAAAGTTCATATGCAAACGAAGTGCCCACCTCTGCAGGTGCAAACAATCAAGGCACAAATGATGAAGCATCAGAAACATCTTTTGCTAGAGACTTTAATCAACGTATCATAAATTCTGCTGTTGATCTGATTGACGTCAATGTGACAATACATGGTGATCCATATTATCTACCAAACAGTGGAATGAGCAATTACATTAATATGGCAAAAAGTGATGAAGAAAGAATTGAAGAAGGCGACAGTTACATGATTAATGCTGATGGACAGATTAATTTTTTACCAAGACAAACTTTGATAGAATTAACATTTATAAGTCCAATTGATATTGACAAAACCCAAGGTAATTATATTTTTCCGCAAGGAACTATAAATGATAGAAACGGAAGGGAAAGAGTAATCAACGAATTTGGGGGAATATTTAGAGTGATAGAAATACGCAGTGAATTTAAAGGTGGAAGATTTACACAGGTGCTGAGATGTGTTAGATCTGGAAACATGAACATATCAAATGACAGTAGCAATAAGAGTTCCACAACCACATACGAAAAGATCAAAGGCAAAGGCACACAAGAAGACACCAGTGATTCAAATTCAGTGTTTAACATAACGGGAAGTTAATATGGGATATAGAAACACAAGAAAATCTTATTCAATTGATCCAGCAAAGAATCCTGGACCTTATGAAGCCATTGTGAGAAATGTACTTGACCCAGGGTATGCAGGTTCCATACAGGTTGAAATTTTAAAAACATTAGACAGTGGAGTAACAAGTCCTACACAACAAATTGTTACCTGTCAGTATCTACATCCATTCTATGGCACAACTAATATTGCTGATATAAATTCAAACACAGATTTTCGAGACAGCCAACAAAGTTATGGTATGTGGTTTGTTCCACCTGATGTAGGCAACCGTGTGTTGGTTATGTTTGTGGAAGGCAATGCCAACAAAGCATACTGGATTGGCTGTATACCACAAGCACTTATGAATATGCAGGTGCCAGGGTCCACTCCTGCCACAACAATGACAGACACTGAAGATCCAGAATTGATTGGAAAAAAATTACCGGTAGGTGAACATAATAAAAGTAGACATGAAGATTGGCCCACAACAAAACCTCTGACTGTGCCTAAGCCAATCCACAGTCAAGCAAAATCAGTTTTAGAAACACAAGGACTATTGGAAGATGAAACAAGAGGTTTGACAACTTCTAGTTCAAGACGTGAAGTGCCTAGCAGTGTGTTCGGTATCAATACTCCAGGACCTATTGATAAAGTTTACAGCAACAGACAACAAACAAGTAAAAATGCTAGACTGGGCGGTACTAGTTTTGTAATGGACGATGGTGATGACAAATTTGTGAGGAAAACCAAAGCATCTGAAGGAGCATATGAATATGTAAATGTTGAATCAATGGATCAAGAAACATATGCTGGTGCAGAAAAACAAGCCAATGTTCCACACAATGAATTATTTAGAATACGCACACGTACAGGACATCAAATATTATTGCACAATTCAGAAGACCTTGTGTACATTGCCAACGCAAATGGTACAGCATGGATTGAAATGACTGCAAATGGCAAGATAGATTTCTTTGCAGAAGACAGTGTGAGTGTTCATAGCAAAGGTGATTTCAATTTTAAAACAGACAGAGACTTTAATTTACAAGCAGGAAGAGATATTAATTTAAAAAGTGCAACAGTCAATCAAGAATCAACCACGCACAATGTTCTTGTGTCTGGTGCACAAACAGTAGAAGTTACAGGACAACAAACAATTACAACTGGCAACACAAACCATTATGCTGGTGGTAACATAAATTTAGATGTTGGTGGATTAGTGAACATAGCCAATGGCATTGCTGTCGCAACGCCGGTGTCGCCTTTAGCGACTTGGAGCCTTCCAGGCGAAACTGATCCAACCATAATGAAACGTGTGCCACAACACGAACCTTGGAGTCATCATGAAAATTATGATCCAATGGCAGTGGCTTTAATTAAAACAGATAGAAGTGAACAGGAAGATATTGTAGTTGCAGAACCAATCAATATTCCAGACACATTTAAAAACGTGAGGACATAATGCCAGAAACAAGTAGAGAAGGTGATTCATTATCCACAGGACATGGTTGCGTAGGTTCAACAGTGCTTGATACTCCAACACAATCTAAAGTTTATGTGGAAAATAAATTAGTGGCTAGAGTAGGTGATCCTACTGTGGCACATCCTAATCCACCCAATCCACCTTGTCCGGATCACGTGGCAAATGTTAATGTTGGCAGTTCAAAGGTAATAATTGTTAATTCACCTGTGGCTAGAGTAGGTGATAGTGCTGATGCAGGTGCAATGACATCAGGATCAGGGAAAGTTATAATAGGGGGTTAAAAATAAAGTAAATATTGTTATGGCAGAGAAAAAATTATATAAAGAGACGGTGGTAGCAGGCAAAGAGTTCAAAACACAGCCACCTAGTCAGAAAATGTACAGAGGTATCAGCACAGTGAATGAAGCCAACTCTTCATTTGCTTTATATGATATAGGTCTTATCAAGCAAGATTTATTAAATCATTTCCACATTAGACAAGGGGAAAAATTAGAGAATCCTGAATTTGGCACAATTATTTGGGATATATTATTTGATCCACTTACAGACGAGGTGGAAGTAGCATTAAAAAACAATGTACAGTCAATTATCGATAGTGACCCTAGAATTAGAGCAACTGCCATTGTTGTTACGCCATTTGAATCGGGCATACAAATTGAAATTGAGTTAGAATATTTGAAATATAACATTTCTGAAAGACTTAAATTAACTTTTGACCAAAACAACGGATTACTAAATTAAATGCGTAGTTTATGTCATACAATAAATACTGATATTACAAAAGGACATCATGGCATCTACAGATAGACAAAACCGATTATTGTTAGCAGAAGATTGGAAAAGAATATACCAATCTTATAAAAATGCAGAATTCAAAAGTTACGATTTTGATACTATCCGTAGAACAATGATTCAATACATCAGGTCCAATTATCCTGAAGATTTTAATGATTACATTGAATCATCAGAGTATCTTGCACTTATTGACTTAATTGCTTTTTTAGGACAAAACATTTCATTTAGAACAGATTTAAACGCAAGAGAAAATTTTATAGATTTAGCAAGTAGACGTGAAAGTGTTTTACGTTTAGCAAGATTAATAAGTTACAATCCAACAAGAAACCAAGCAGGTAATGGCTTACTTAAATTAACAAGTATTTCAACAACAGAAAATATAATTGATAGCAACAATTTAAATCTTGCAAATCAAACTGTGTCTTGGAATGATTCAGGAAATGCAAACTGGTATGAACAATTTATAAAAGTTTTAAATGCAGGTTTAGGCGAAAATGAAAAATTTGGAAAACCAATTAAATCAGCAACAATAGATTCTATTCCTACTGCACAATATAGATTCAACACAGCGACTTTAGATACGCCTGTTTATACTTTTTCAAAAAGTATTAGTGGACAAAGTTTAGAATTTGAAATAGTATCAACAACATTTGACAATGAAAGTTTACAAGAACAAGCACCTAAAGTAAGTGAGCCATTAAGTTTCGTTCATAGAGATGATGGTAAAGGAAATTCAAGTCCTAACACAGGATTTTTCTGCCACTTTAGACAAGGAGTTTTGGATCAAGGAGATTTTACAATAACAAATCCTTCAAATAATGAATCAGTTTCAATTGATGCAAGAAATATAAACAACACAGACGTTTGGTTATATTCATTAAATGATGCTGGTGCAGAAGATACATTATGGACAAAAGTTGACAGTGTAGTTGGAAACAATGTAATTTTTAATTCTACTGTCAAATCTATAAAAGACATTTACACAGTTTTAAGTAGAGCAGAAGATAGAATACAATTAAAATTTGCTGACGGAGTGTTTGGAAATTTGCCACAAGGTAATTTTAGAGTATATTACAGAACAAGTGCAAATCAAAATTTAAGAATGGTTCCTGACGATATGCAGAACATTGCTGTAGATATAGATTATGTTTCACAGAATAACCAAACTGAAACAATGACTTTAACATTAGGTTTACAATACACAGTTGACAATGCAACAACATCGGAATCAACTGAAAATATTAAAACTAATGCCCCAGCAACATATTACACGCAAGGCAGAATGGTTACCGCTGAAGATTATAATGTTGCTCCTTTAGGAACTAATCAAGAAATTATAAAAGTAAAAGCAATTAATAGAACAGCAAGTGGTATATCAAGATATTTTGATTTAATAGATGCAACAGGAAAATACAGTAACACAAATTTGTTTGGCAATGACGGTGTAATTTACAAAGAAGAAAATGAAACTGTAGATAATTTTGATTTTACCACACAAACAGATATTGAAGCAGTAATAATAAACAAAATTGAACCTATGTTGGCTAACAAAAATGTTAGAAATTATTACATAGAAAAATTTCCAAAAATATTATTAACTGATTTAAATGCAACTTGGGTGCAATCAAGTAAAGACACAAATTCATCTACAGGGAAATTAAAAGATTCTGCTTCAGCAGTTGATTATCAAGTGGGTAGATTTACAGCAAGTCAATTGAAATACATTGAACCAGGTGCAATGATAAAATTTGAAGCACCAGCAGGCAAACATTTTATGGCAGACGGCTCATTAATGTCTGGAGCGGCTGATCACTTAGGTTCTAAAACTTACATATGGACTGCTGTTGTAAGTGTTTACAACGATGGCGCAACAGATCCAGGAACAGGATCAGGACCAATACAATTTAATGATGTGGTGCCAAGTGATGCTATTGCAACACAAATACTTCCTAAATTTTCTAAACAAATTGCAAATGATATTAAAACTTTAATTATTGATCAAACTTTTGCTTACAACAATTTTGGATTAAGATATGACGTTGCAACAAGGTCATGGCAAGTTATTGACGAAAATAATTTAAATGTGTACGGTGATTTTAGCACAGGTAAAACTGGTGATGTAACAAATCAACAATTAGATTCAAGTTGGATTTTGCGTTTTACAAATAATGGTGCAACATACACAATGGCTACAAGATCATTGCGTTATGTATTTGAAAGTAAAAGAGAAGTTAGATTTTTCTATGACAGTGTAGATAGAAATTTCAACATAGTAACAGGAAAAACTTTACAAGACAGAATATCTGTTTTATCTTTTAACACAAAACCAGACACTACAACAGCATTCACTAATGATATTGACTTTAGTGTTGCAACAGAATTTAGAACAGCACAAGGTTATATTGATAGTTCAAAACTTGAATTGACTCATTTTGATAGTGACCAAGATGGAATAGTTGATAATCCAGATGCTTTCAATGATGTTGTTGCTCCTACTGTGAACATTACATCAAAATATGTTTTCCAAAAATTAATTGATGGTCAAAACGGTACTCAAAGATATGCGTATGTTGATGCAACAGAAGAAATGATTTATGTGAGACAAAGTTCAGTTGGTGCAATAGGCGATTATGTTGATGGTTCAATAGTTTACATTGTTGATACAAATTCATTTAAAAAGGTTAACACAACAACTAACACAACTTCAGAAGAAACAAATTACATTGCTCATTTAGGAAGAGACAAAGTAAAATTCCAATATGTACACACAGTTGATGGCAATACGAGATTAGATCCTAGTGTAACAAACATTATAGATATGTACGTTTTAACAAGAACATATGATATTGATTTTAGACAATGGTTAGCAGGTGTTACTGCTACACCACCTCTATTACCAAGCAGTGATTCTTTGTACAATAATTTTAATGCTTCATTATCAACAATGAAGTCAATTAGTGATACATTAATATATCACCCTGTAAAATACAAAGTGTTATTTGGTGAAAATGCAAGTGCAGATTTACAAGCAACTTTTAAAATTGTTAAAAATAGCGAAGAAGTTACAAATGATGCTGATATAAAAAGCAGAGTGATTTCTGCAATAAATGAATTTTTTGCTTTAGAAAATTGGAACTTTGGAGATAGTTTTTACTTTACAGAACTATCGGCTTTTGTTATGTTAGAGTTAGCACCGGACATTTCAAACTTTATAATTGTACCGAAAGCAGGCAATCAAAGTTTCGGAAGTTTGTTTGAAATCAGTTCAGAAAGCGATGAAATTTTCATAAGTGGAGCAAAAGTTTCAGATATTGAAATTATAGATGCGGTCACAGCCGCACAAATTAAAGCCACTGGCACAGTGACAACAAGTTCTACGTCTACGTCATCTTCATTAAGTGGCACACTTGCTTCTAGTTCGAGTGCAACAGGTTCTACGAGTTCTAGTTCAGGAGGCTCTAGTGGAGGAGGCAGTGGATATTAATGGCATACGACAACAAGAAAGAATTTCCAGTTCCAGTAGGGTCTGAATCTAACAGAAGAAAATCTGCGGAGTTTCTACCTAAGTATTTTAGAACTTCTGCCAATCAAAAATTTTTAAACAGCACACTAGATCAAATGATTTCCAGCGGAACACTGGAAAAAATTTCTGCGTATTATGGTAGGAAGAACACACAGTCTTACAAAGCAGACGATTACTATGTTAAAGACATCAATGATGATAGACAAAATTATCAATTTGAACCTGCAATCACACAGACAGATGAATTAGGTAATGTTAATTTTTTCAAAGATTATATTGACTATATTAATCAAGTAAAAAATTTAAACGGCTATGCTGATGATCATTCCAATTTGAATGCACAGGAATATTACACATGGTCTCCAAAAATTAATTGGGACAAATTTGTTAATTATAGAGAATATTTTTGGCTACCTTACGGAGCATCCACAGTATCAGTAACGGGTCAGCAAAGATCAGTAGTCAGCACATACACGGTTACAAAAAGTGATCAAGGCGACAATTATGCTTATATCTTTACACCAGATGGCAAAACTGTAAATCCAACTTTAACATTATACAAAGGTCAAACATACAAGTTTGATATATCAGCACAAGGTCTTCCGTTTACAATTAAGACTGCAAGAAGTTCCAGTGATGACTTTATATACAATGTTGGTGTTAGTCAACAAAAAGTTGAAAAAGGCGTCATCGAATTCACGGTTTCAGACACAGCACCAGATAAGTTATACTACGGTGCAAACAATGACATTAATGCTTGGGGACTAATAAAAATATACACTATAGATGAAAACAGTGAACTAGATGTTGCAAAAGAATTAATAGGTAAAAAATCTTACACATTATCCGACGGCACAGAATTGTCTAATGGAATGAAAATTAATTTCAAAGGCACAATTACTCCAACTGAATACGCAGAAGGAGAATATTATGTTGAAGGAGTAGGTGATGCTATACAATTAATAAATGTACAAAATTTAGAAGTTGTAAGTTCTTACACAGAAAATACTCCTGTGCCATTTGATACAACACAATTTGATACTGTAGGATTTGGCACAGCGACATCTTACGCACTGAATAAAGACTATGTAGTCATTAACAAAGCATCTCCAGACAGAAATCCTTGGAGCAGACACAACAGATGGATTCATAAGTCTGTCATTGAAGCCAGTGCAAAAGCAAATGGTCAGATTGCTAATGTTGATCAATCTTTAAGAGCAAGAAGACCAATTATAGAATTTGAAGCAGGATTAAAATTATACAACTTTGGAACATCAAGTAAAGGTAACATAAATTTAATTGATACTGTAACAACAGACGCAATGAGCGATGTTGAAGGAGCAGTAGGATATCACATAGATGGCGTAGAACTTACAAATGGAATGAAAGTAATGTTCACAGCAGATACAGATCCGCTTGTGAAAAACAAAATTTATGAGGTTAAATTTTTAGATTTTACACAAAACAATACGACAACAAGACAAATCAGTTTAGTTGAAGTAACAGATGCTACAAGTTTAGAAAATGAAACGGTGCTTGTTACTCAAGGTACAAAAAATCAAGGTAAAATTTATTGGTTCGACGGAACAACTTGGCAACTTACACAAGAAAAAACAACAGTCAATCAAGCGCCAATGTTTGAACTTTTTGATGAAACTGGAATCAGTTACACAGATACTACAAATTACAGCAACTCAAGTTTTAGAGGAAACAAAGTTTTTAGTTACCAAGAGGGTGTAGGAGCAAACGATCCTGAATTAGGATTTCCAATAAAATATCTTAATGTAAACAACATTGGTGATATCACTTTTGATTTTAATCTAGTAAATGATAGTTTTGTATATGGTGACGACACACAAACAACTGTAAACACTGACACAGCATTTTTAAAAAAATTCACTGACAGAACAACAAACAGTTTACAAAATGGTTGGGAAAAAGCAGACACTGAGAGTTATCAAAGAGTTGAAAGATTATACGATGTAACTGCAAGACAAACAAACGACTTTGCTGTTGATGTGTATGATAAAAGCGGAGACCTTAATGATTTAACTGTGAAAGTTTTTGTCAATAACCAAATTAAAAAAGAACTTACAGATTACACAATAAACAGAATTAATTCAGTTGCTTACATTAATTTCAGTCAGGCATTAACAGTGGGTGATGTGGTTGTAATTAAAACATCTAGTGCCTCAATTAAAAATACAAATGGACACTATGAGTTTCCTAACAATTTAGAAAGTAACACACTAAATGATAATATTTCATCTTTTACTCTTGGACAAGTAACTGACCATGTTAAAACAATCACAAATGAACTTACAGGCATTGAAGGCGTTACTCCAGGTGCAAGTAATTTAAGAGATTTTCCAAATGCAACAAAATTTGGTAGAAAATTTTTACAACATTCAGGACCACTCAGTCTTGCAATGTACACTTTGTTAAGAAAAGATATTCACGTAGTAAATTCTATTGCATACAGTCAAGAAGCATACTTAAGATTTAAAAGAGCATTTGTTGAAAAAGCAACAAACTTAGGTTTTGATGGCAATGTGGATGTTGCAGTGGACAAAGTTTTAGAGGCAATTAATAAAAATTACACAGAATCATCTGCATTTTTCCAAACAGATATGTTGGGTATTGGTGCATTTAAATCAACAACACACAAAGTATTAGACACAAACAGTCAATTCTATGCAATATCAACAAACTTTGATTTAAACAGTTTATCAATTCAAGCAGTAAACGTGTACCACAATGGTGAACAACTTTTACACGGACAAGATTATGTTTTTACAAATGGATTTGTGAACGTAACCAAAACACTTACACTTGATGATGAAATTGTTATCAGAGAGTTTGACACATCAAACGGATCTCACATTCCAGCAACGCCAACAAAATTAGGTTTATATCCAAAATATATTCCACAAAAATACAGCGACACCACTTTAGTCACTCCTGTAGATGTTATACAAGGACACGACGGTAGTATTACAAAAGCATACGGTGATTATAGAGATGATTTAATACTAGAATTAGAAAAAAGAATTTACAATAATATTAAGACGACTTACAATAGTGATTTGTTAGACTACAATGCTTTTATTCCTAAAGCAGGCAGAACAAACTTGTTTAATCATGATTCAATAAACACTGTGTTGTTACAAAATTACAATGAATGGGCAACATTTATTGGTAATGAAGATTATACAGCAAACACATATCATCAAGATACAAATAGTTTGACCTGGAATTATTCTAATGCTGTGTCACCAACAGGTGAAAAATTATTAGGACATTGGAGAGGCATATACAAAAATTTACTTGGCACAGATAGACCCAATATCACTCCATGGGAAATAATAGGTTTCACAGAAAAACCAACATGGTGGGAAACAACTTACGGTCCGGCTCCGTACACAAAAGAAAATCTTGTGCTATGGAAAGATATGGAAGCAGGCGTTGTAAGAGAACCTAACAAAAAATTAGTTGTACTAGACAAATACAAAAGACCAAATCTAACTTCTTATATTCCTGTTACAAGCACAGGCACAATAAGAAGTCCTTTTGAAAGTGGATATGCTAGAGAGGTAGTTTTAAATTTAACGAAATCCAAGTATGCATTTGGAGATCACAGTCCAGTAGAAACTGCTTGGAGAAGAAGTTCGGATTATCCTTTTGCAATATTAAAAGCATTCTTACTGCACCAACCAGCAAAAGTAATTGGTATAGGTTGGGATACAAGCAGAGTAAAAAGAAATGATGCAGGGCAAATTGTTTATTCAACTGGTTTAAGATTACAACCTTCCGCTTTGGTATTTCCAAGTGCTGTATCTGAAAAAACAACAGTCTTAACTGCTGGACTTGTAAACTACATCTATGATTTTGTTGAAGTAAATCTAGTCAATAGTTATGCAGACTACAAAGCAAAAATTAAAAATATCAAAGCACAAATAGGATTTAAAATAAGAGGATTCAGTAACAAAGACAAATTCAAGTTAGTATTAGACAGTAAGTCTCCTACAAACACTGCCAATATTTTTGTCCCTGAAGAAAATTACAAATTGATTTACAATACAAGTTCTGCTGTTGAACTTATCACTTACAGTGCTTTAATAATAGAAAAGACTACATCAGGATATCTTGTAAAAGGTTATGACAAAAACAATCCTGTAATAAAATATTATGCTCCAATTCCAATCACTGCTGATCCAACTATCAATGTTGGTGGAGTAAGTGCGTCTTATGTCAATTGGGCAGAAAACAAAAGATATGATGTTGGACAATATGTAAAATATGCCAACGAATTTTATGCAGTAGAAACACAACACGTTTCAGAAAGCACTTTCGACCTATCAAAATTTGTAAAACTTGTAGAATTGCCTATCGAAGGAGGAGCAGTTGCACAACTAAGAAAACAATTCGGCACAGATGTTTCAACAGTTGCATATGGCACAACCTACGAAACTGTTCAAGAAGTGGTTGATGTGATTTTAGGAT